CCTTTTCGCGTGTGCGTGTGTTTTTATATGATAACCTTTCGCGCGTGTGTTATTATATAAATAATCTTGTCATTCGAATTATTTATCGGATCAGTTGATTTTGAAACTGCTTCCTGAACGTTGTAAGGGGTTGAAAACCTTGGCAACTTTCGAAACATCTACGGCTAGATTTGGAAGGTGTGATATAGCACCACTAGTGGCATCAATACAGTCATCGTGTACACGCGGTTGCGGGAATGCCTGTAATTCATCCATGAACGGACTGTTTTCTTTGACCCTCTCATGAACATACATCCTGCCAATCTTTATGATCGGCTCAAGCGTCTGTGCTATGAAAACCATCTTGTTCTTGGATCTAAATTCAGCCACCACTTGTACCATGACCTTCATCTCACGTGCCACCCTACGCAATTCATTTGCCAACGTTGCTGAAAAGTTCTCCTCCACATACACGTGTGATATCTTGTGGAACGCACAGGTCCTAATGATCTCGCGACACTGTCCCGTGAAATCCTTGGTTGACTCATCAACTGCTGATAGCACTTTGACATCATGAACGAAGGTGTTGCCCTCGGTGTCCCTGGCACATATTGATAAAACTGAATTATCCCTACCACTCAATCCCTGTGCTGGATCCCAGTATGAACAGATCCTTTCTATGTTGTGCCTGCCCAATTTACAGGTGGTGATGTGATTGCCAAACGGCTGTGCCACTTGATTCCACTCCAGTTCATCCCTGTAGAATTTGATGTTCTCCAATTGTACCAATGGTTGGTAAGTTGATTCTGGTATCAGCATGTACTGTGAGTTGAAATCTCCCGTGGTGGTCTCACGTCTCTGTTGTTCCAACCACTGGTATGTGAACATTTTCTCTGGGTGATCCGGCCATGCTAGGTATTCCTCCTGTTCGATGGTGCTGTCTGGCAAGCGTTTGTCACGTTTCCTGATCACAGGTATCCTCTTGAATTCATATCCAACACCTTCCAAATGATCATATATGGTTTCCTCGTGGTGTGGTGTGCCCACCATCAGGATCTGATTTGACAGTTTTCCAAATTCACTCACACGTTCTTTTATCCTTTGCCTCTGATCACCTGTTATCACGTTATCACTCGTTTCGATGTCATCCGCAATCACCATCGAGGCATGAAATCCAGTAAAACTGGCTCCTAACGAACTCACAGTGACGGAAGGGTTAAGGCTCATTATTGGCCTGTCGACAGTGAAAGTTTCTGCCTTCCACTGATATAAATCACTCTTCATGTCCTGTAGCATAGGATGTGTTTCGATCATGTTCCTGATGAACAGACTGTTACGCAGTGCTAGATTTCGTTTGGCAGATATCAGCAGGCAACTCCAGTTGGGATCATTCAACAGTTTCCAACAAACGTAGGCACCTATGAGATAACTCTTGCCACCATGACGGAACATCTGTAGTCCCCTCCTGGGCAAGTGATCAGTGGATTCCAACCAATCGCATATCTCCTGGTGTACGGGTGGTGTTTCTTGATTACCTATGATGTTGAGTGTATCTAGGAAGACTTTGAATGGCAGTTTGGACATTAATCATTTTTCTTTTCAAGCCTTTTGGTTGCCATGTCAATCAACTTTGCCGCTTCCTTCTTCTCTTCAGAAGTGTTAGCACCGGTGGGATGGACCGCACCACTGCTGGCCTGTGCCAAGTATTTCAGCAACATCAATTTGGCACGTTTACCATTGTCTAGAAATGTTGTTCTCTTGACGTAGTCCTTGTCGGACTTGTCAGGATAGGGGTGGTCAAATAGATCGTGTGCTTCTTCCAGTTCCTTTTTCCAGTAACCGTCAGCGAAACCTTTTAGGATCTTGAGCCACTCCTGCTCAACCCTATTTTTGCTCATCGGTCTTGGCCTCTGGCTTTGGTAACATTGATGTGATCTTGTTGAACAGTTCTCCCACCACCGTCATGTCAGCGGCACGGAATATGCCCCTCTGTGTGGCAACGTCTATGATGTTGGCTATGATTGCTAGTTCTTTGTCTGATAATGATTGTTTCATTGTTTTTTCCTTTTTTGTTCGGTTATATTTCAGTTTTAGGCACCCTGACCGAACCATGACGAACTGCCAGGGGCACCTGATATGCCTTAAGTCTGCCTTAAGTGTTTTTATTTATCGGGGGTGGTTGTTAGAATGGGGTGATTTGGTGTGCCGTGTGTAGTACTTGACAAAGGAGTGACACACCAAATCGTTTGTAGTCTTAAATGGCAATAAAAGATTACACTGCTATTTAAGACGAACACGTTAAATTCGCTTGATTATGTATTCAAAAAACTTGTTGAGGAATTTTTCGGCACCCATCTTGGCTGTCTCTGCCTGTCTGGATCTGATCAAGTTTAGTATGTCCTCTGCCCGCTGTCTGCTGTCGCTGTTCTTGTATCTGTCCTTGACTTCATCCTCGTGTAGTTCGTTCAGCAGTCTCCTCAATTTTGTCTGCTCTGCCTTGTTTGTTGGCCTTGTTGTTTTTTGCTTGTTGTTCTTCTTCTTTGCGTTTTCTTCTTTCATATATCTCCTGTTGTTGTTGTGTCTCTATCAACGATCTCACATACATGTTGACCTCTTGATTATACTTTTGCCTGTCCATTTGAGTGGTCCTTTGATGTTGGTTCTATGAACTTTTTAAGATGTGCCAATGGATCCTGTGCCTCATCCTGTAGTTCCATCTTGACCTGTAGTTCACTGGCCGTGATCTTTTGTGAACAATAGGTGTTCCATATCTTGGCTATGATGCTACAGCATCTGTTGAAGTTTTCTATCTGTCTCTTGCTGAAACGCGCACTTGATCCGTTGTAGTTGTTGGCCCCTGTGGCCACGCACTGTGCCAGCATGTCCCTGACGCTGGGCTTCCAGTTGTGCTTGGTGCTGTTTGCCCATGCCACTGGTTCGATCATTTCCTCATTGAACTTTTTCCAGTCCTTGATGTCCTGGAAGTCCTCGGTCCTGTAGATGTTGAGATACACTATCTCGTTGAGGTGATCCACCAACTTCTGTCTTTCTGCCGGTGATTGTTCGTAGTATTCGTTGTTGCCAACACCTTTTTTTACGATGTCTTTGTACTTGATTGTTATGCTCATGTTGTGTGCCTTTCTTTGTTGTTTGTTATTATACTTATCTCGAACCAAAAAAACAACCGTTCTTTTTGGATCAGCATAAGTAGTTGTGTATCAGGCACCATTAGACGCACACACATAGGCACACATAGGCAAAAACATCAAACTACATCGCTGACAGCACAATAAAAATAGAAGTTGAACGCACCCTTAAATTGCGTGTCTTATTGCTGTGTAGACAACTTTGTTAGGCCAGGACAAATAAAACAAATGGGCAGTTATGCTGACTGGAGTTGGACACTCTCTGGTCAGGCTTCACAGTCTATGTCTAAAAGGCACATACGACTCACCTATGGACTGTGATGACGGAAGTCGGACACGCGCAAGCGGGATGTAAGATATGGAATACCCTTTACATTTAAATGGTTGGATGTAGTGAGTGCTCGCAGAGTATTTTTTTAGTTTTTACTAAAAGTGCTCTTGTGGCCAGAGGCAACAGAAGAAGAAGAAGAACGAGCACAGCGAGTTCTTGGACTGACACAGTCGGTCCTCTAACACTCAAGAAACATCACCCAGACACACAGTGATAGTAAATAACAATGGATTGCTTTTATGACATTTTAAGTGATCCTGTTCCTGGTCTGTCTGATTGTGTGCCAATAACCAATAGACCAGGAACGCTCCTAATGAAACACCTAGACAGACTTATCAAAAACTTGGGACAGTACCGATGTGAACGACATCGCAAACACGTCAGCAAGACCACTGGCAAGAACACGCGTGGCCGCATGCCCGACAGCGCGGCCTGTGATGGCCAAATACACACCTGTAGGTTTGAACTCACACAGTCAAAACAACCCTATTGCCTTAAACCCAACCTTGAATGTGGATCACACAAAACGATCACCCGGATAGGTGGTAGGTGGAGGGCCAGTTGTGGCCGATGTAGGAGGATGTGGGATGTGCCTAGGTCATCATCTTCCAACTGATGCCCAGTAGGAAAAATAATATTGTGTATAGCAACCATTCGTTGCGTCGGATCCTGCCATCCAGGTGTGATAGGTGATTGTTCATCAACAGGTTGATCTTGTCTTCCAATCTCTGTAACCTCTGCTGTATGCTCAATCTCTTCATTATTCGTCCGCGTCTTTGAAAGGATCCCTGCTTCGCAGTTCCGCTAGTTTGTTCTTGAACTGTTGATTGCGTTTGTACCACGTGTAGGGCCAAATCAATATCTGTTTTATCATGTGTATCATGTGCCCAACACCATTATGTGGAATCCATCGATCACCAAGCAGGGTTCATTGCCATCATTGAAATACTTGGGATCCGCGTCCCACTGCGATTTTATGTCAGCGTAGTTGCCCATGGAGTTCTGCTCCACGTATGCCTGTGCCCCTGCCCATCCCTGTACGGTGGTCCACTGCGTGCCATTGATGATGCTGGCCATGTTGGCTATCTGTGTCATTATGCTGGTCCCCCCGTGTCTGATGCCGTGATGCTACCCGATCCTTGTGTGACCGTGCTCATGGTGCCTGTTGTGCCACCATATGCCACCGCTGGTGTTCCATCCACGTACATGAAAATGTCGGGCTGGCTCAAGTTACCACCAAAGGTGCCAGTGGTGCCTGGGTCCACGTAACCCGAACTGTACACGTATGATATGTTGGTGCTCCAGGTTATGTTGCCGGAGTCCAACCAGAAGTAGGCCAGTTTGCCCCCAAACTCGTTAGCGGCCCGGTAACTGGTGCTGTGATTCTCGTCCGTCAACACACGGGCATAACTGCCCCACGTGGGTGAATTGGGATCACCCGATCCCGGTGTGCTGGTGAAGCCGGTGTTGCTACCATCCACGTACAGCGTGTAGGTGTTGCCCCCACTGCTGAAATCGGTCTGGAACGCGATGTGATGCCAGTTGCCGTCCAGGTAGTTGGTGCTGAAACTGGCCGGTTGCCAGGTGGCAAAACGCACACCACCCGAGTTGGTCACGTGTACTACCTGTAGATTGGTGGTGCTGATCTGTACGGTAAACTGGTCCTGTTCAACACTATCCTGTGTGTCAAATATCCTACTCGCTGGACTGTCTATGTTGCTGGCAGTGGC